CTTGTTCCAGTCATCCAACTTGCCATTGCTCTTGTCGTATGCATCTTTGAGTTCATAGCACAGACTGATAGTCAAAGAATACATGGCACTGATTTCTTTGATTTTAAGATCTTTGACCTTGCCAGCCAACACTTCAACTGGATCAGGCATTTGTCCAGACACTTTGCGGTGTGCCATAAACTTGACAGCAAGCCCCTCACCCACAGCACCTGCAATCAAATCAATAGTGCCAGAGTCCATTCCGTCGTCATCTGTCAGCAGTTCGCTTACAAAAGTCCACGAACGTGGAGTGGCAAATGCACGAGACGATGAGCGTGGATCAAAGTCAAACAAGTCGCCTTTGGCAAAGCTCAAGTAACCCACAACGTCTTTGTGGATTTTGTGCTGAACTGCCCATGTCTGCCACGAGTCAAAGTCCACACGCATTTCCAAGTGAACGAAACGGTTAGACAACGGGCTAGGCATGCGGTATGTAACGCCTTTGTCGCTTTCGCGGTTACCAGCAGCAACAATGACCACATTGTCTGGCAAAGTATATTTGCCAATGCGACGGTTAAGAATCAGCTGATAGGCAGCAGCCTGGACACTTGGAGCAGCCGAGTTCATTTCATCAAGGAACAGCACAATGACTGGATACTTGGCAGACATCTCTGCGTCAGGCAAGTCAATAGGAGGAGCCCAGTCCATTTTGCCGTTGTCTTTGTTGAAGAACGGAATACCACGAATGTCAGTGGGTTCCATTTGTGCCATACGCAGGTCAATCATATGACCGCCAAGATCTTCTGCAATACCAGCAACCAGTTCAGATTTACCAATACCAGGAGGGCCCCACAGGAACACAGGACGTTGACGCTTGAAGCATCGAATAAGACTGCGGCGTGCTTCTGCGGAAGTTACCGTGCGGTTTTCGGAAATGGTTGTAGCCATGATTTGCCTTTCAGTTGCAGTTAAAGTATGAAGTAATTATAACACAAGATCAATAACCTGAACAATTGTATGGTTATTGTTTGTTGCACACATACAACAAATTAGTAAGAAGCTTTTGCCAGCATGCGAACAGGTGCTTCGTGAACAAAGCCATCGCGGATGGGTTGCAATTGGCACAGCCACCAACCGCTGTGGTACAAGGTCATACCACCAGGAATGTAACGTACCACAAAGTGGTCCATCATGCTGCCACCAACATGTTAGCTGGCACTTTCCACAGGCCTTGCGCGGTACGAACTGTGACAAATTTAATAGCAATCTTGCTCACTGTTCCTGAGTAAGTCATGTGATTCTTAGTGCTGGTAAACTTCACAGTGTCTCCCAGCATAAGGCTACGTTTGGTTTTTTGTGTCAGTTGCGCCCGAGCATATTTCACAGCATCAATGACACTGGTGAGCTCATCATTGGTAAAGTTACCAAACATGATTGCAGAATTAACGTCTTTAATCGATACCATTTCTGATTCCTTTGATGAATGTATATTAGTTAAATTTTGGTAAAACCAAAAGATGCCACCAAGTGCATGTCGCCTTGTTCGTTCATGATGATGTCACCAACACTCACACTATGCATAGGAGCCTTGCGAGTGATTGCACTTTCTGGGCCAATGTTGCCAATGTCAAACACTTGGCCAAGATTGGCTGCTTCAATTTCGGCAACCAAATCGTAATATTTGTGAGCAATGGGCGCCCACTTGCCGAAGCGAACATTCATGTACGCTTTGAGTTTAGGAGAAGCATCCCAACCTTCTTTGTTGACCAGATCGTTGTCCTTGTTATCCAATTGGAACTGAAAAACTTTGAACTGTGCCATTTAGTACTCCTGTGTGTTGCTGTCTATGTATGTATTATAGCAAAACGGGCAGGCCACGTCAACCGAAATGTTGTTGCAAATACGCAACAAAAAAGGGCCCTAAGGCCCTTTAATTTTGTACTACTAGAGTATTACTTTTTGCTGCCTGCTCCGGCGTTGACAAAATCATACATTTTGTTTGCAGTTTCTAGAACTTTTTCTAATCCTGGAAACTCTGGCATATTAACCTTGCTAACGATTTGATTAGTTTTAGGATCGCGCTCGGCAGTCATTTCCCAACCGGCAAACTTGACTTGGAAGTCTTGCTGTACCATGTCTTTGGCCATTGCTAGAATGTCTGTGCGGATTTCGTAGCCATTCTTGTTAAATTTAACTTCTGGCATTCTTGGTGTTTCAAAATTTGACATTGTGTTTCCTTGAATTAAGACTTTGATGTTTTTTCTTTGGACTGTGGAAATGCCTTGTTGGCATACGAGTCCACGGAATACTTGGCAAGATCAGTAAAGTTCTTGGCCAGCATTTTGGCAAATGCTGTTTGAGCATTAATATACTCGTGTGCTGCTTTGTTGAGTGTTGGGTCAGTAATGACCTTGTCGGTTAAACCACGCTTGGTAGTTTGGAAAGCTTCGATATGTGAATCGAGCGTAAGATATGGTGCGAACATTGAAAACATATTTTCTCCTTGTGTGTATGTTTGTAGGCAATAACTTTATTGCCTATGTATTTATTATATAGACCTAGATACGCTTTGTAAAGAGGTTTGACAAAATACAGTATTACTTGCTAGACATTAGCTCTTTGGCTTCTTGGGACATGCCTGCACGAACCATGGCGGCAGCAGCACGAGCCTGACCTATACTTAGGCCAATTTCGTATAGTATGTTTAGTAATTTTTTCATAGATAATTCCTTGCTTGTTTTTGATCGAATTGTCTTTGAAGATGTTCCAGCTGAGCCGGGTTGTCAATATAAAATTGATTTAAGTATTCTTCTAGCTTGCTTTGATAACTTTGCATTGGAAACATTTCTGCCAGGCGCTCTATTATGGCCAGCATTTGTTCAGATAATTTTTTCATTGTGTGATCTCCTGTGTGTGTAAAAACTCGTGGTTTCTACTAATAGTATTTACCACGAGCTGTGTTACAAATCAATTAAACTTTTGTACATTGTCTAAATAAGTTTGGAGATCGTTGTTGTACAAGGTCAAGGTCACACTGGTCATTTCGTCAAACACAATAATGGTTTTAAGCTTGGGTATATAGTAAGGGTAGTCTAGAATTTTTTCTAACTGTAACAGGGTCTTAGGCAGGATAATTCGCTCTAAATCGTGACTGTAATAGCGAATTTTTGCATGAGTAGCGGCATAACTAACCCCTTCTTTGCTTAGGCGCATGCTATTGTAGTTCAATGGATTAAACCACCATGCCTTGCGTAAATGGTCAAAAGAATGGCCCGCACTTGGCCGGCCAGACGATTCGATAAATCTTTGTGTCCAACCGAGTTGATCAATTGAACTAGACTTGCTCATTATGATCCTGGGTAAATTACAAATCCTTGATTGAGTAGAACTACTGTAAACTTGTCAGTTTTGAATTGAGTATTTAATTTTTTGGCCAAGCTGATGGCATGTCCTGGATTACTAAAACTTACTTTTCGATACTTGGGTCCTGGGTAGCTGACCAAAATATTTTGAGTTTTAAGATTAACTGGCCGGCTATCGTAATACACTGCCCAAATACCCTCGCTAGCCAAAACTTGGTCGCATTTGTAGTTAGACTTGTTCAAGTTTTCTAAAATTACAGTTGGCTTGGGTCTACTCATAGCATAATCTTTCTTTGATATCTCATCATGTAGTTTATTTATGCGTAGTTTATGACCTAATTTTGGATAATTGTGCAGTGAGTTCGTCTTTTGTTTTAAAAGGGCCGTGATGTTGATGTCGACTCAACACAATCTTTTTGGGACAATATTCGCTGACCCATGTTCCTTCGATGTTGATCAAATAATATCCAGCACAGTAAAAACTTTTGCTTTTGAGACCTTTTGTATACAAAGGTAACCTTGATTTTAAATCAAATATAGGATTGTGTGGTTCACAATCACACGGAAAATCATAAACATTGTTTGTAGAAATTGCCTGCTTGGATACACGACCCACACGAATATTGTGCCTGGAAGTTAGCATCTTGAATGATGGAAACTTCTCTCTTGAGAGTCCCTGAACCAAAACAACACCATCTTCGACTGCTTGTATGGTTCCAACTTTTTGTCCACCTTCTTCAACAATCCAAAATTTGTTTTTGATAACGGGTTTAGCTTCTGCCATATTTTATCCTTGATACTCAGAGCCAAAAATGTCTGAATAAGTTTGTGCTTGGTCGCTAAGTTTTTGCAAATCGTGCCGGCCGCAGAACTTTAAAAAATATGTACCAATCATGGGTCGTTGTTTTGCTACACTGTTGGCAGAAATAGTTTCTGCAATTTTGGCACGAATGTCTGCAGGCTGTGCACCGAGGTCAACTAATGTGCAGTTTCGGTTGTAGTCGTCGAGTACCTTGTGCTCAACTCCATTGTGATCTACCCATTTTTGCAACATGAGATTATTCCAATTGAAGCCCTTCATGTCACGATCAGCAAACGCTTCAATAAGACCAATTTTATTTTTGCTGCCTTTGGTGCGAACACCGGGGTATGCACTAAAAATGTTATCAGTTGGGTCACCACGCATACATTTTTCAAAAAGGATAAACTTGGGATCTGGAATAACTTTTGGCTCTTTGGTCTTTTTGTCTATAACCAGTTTGCCTTTCTTGTCAAAGATTCCAGTTAAAGTGTGAAGCTCGTCTGCAATACCGTTGTATTGCTTGACATTCTCAGCCAGTAGCTGATAAAAATCGGTGTCACTGCTGACAATAATATGCTGACTTTCTGGATGGCTTTGTATCCAGCCGGCAATTAAATCGTCGGCTTCTAACTCAGGATGCCTCAGTACTGTACAGTTGGTACGCTCAGTAAAGAACTCTTTGAGATGATCTAGTCCCTCCCAGAACAGTCGGTCTTCTTCTTGTTCGGCTTCGGTATACGCAGCTCGGGCAACTGCTCGATTGGCCTTGTAAGGTTTGTAAAAGTCCTTGCGCCACGATCGACCTTCCAAGCAGAAAATTACATGATCTGCTCGTTGATCGCGCCAGCATTTGTTGATACTGGCCAATGTAACATGTATTGCAAATGCTACTTTTTCCTCAATGGTGTTAGCCCGGTGGGCGCTGTGCCTGGCGCGAAAATAGGTATTTGTGAG